TACATACATACATACATACATACATACAGGAAGGAGGGCTATGTAGCCACCTTCTTAACAAAGAAAAGAGGTGGAATAGCTATTTAACTATTTTACCTCTTTCAGGTGGTTGCTATGGCAATTAAATCAATTTATAAATTAAAAGATGAAAGAATCACATCTGATTCTATCGTACATGAAAAATCAAATGAGTACATCAATCTAAAAAAATATTTATATGATTTAGAAAATAGTATTGAAGATAAATTTAATTATCAAAAAGGTGATACTTACATTATTAGCGATAGATCTTACATTACAGTTGGTGGAAGCTTGACTGCTGGAAAAGGTCAAATAAGATTTGGTATTTTTGTACCAAAAAAATTAACTAATATAAGTAAAATAACAGTTAACTCTGCAAAAATCACTGTTAGAAACACATCAGGTTCATATATTCTCGATTATGTTGATGTAACAAATAATGTTTCTGCATCAAAATCGGGAGATAATGCAATTTATTTATGTTATGGTGAAAGTAATATGAGTGGAACTAATAATACACCAGTTTCAGTTGAAATTGGTGCTTTAACTTTGACATTTAATTAAATTGATTTAATTTAAAATTAATGGCAACAAAAAATATATACGAATTAAATAATGAGAGAATTACAACCAGTTCAATAGTTCATAAATTTGGAACTAATAGTTATAAAAATTTATATCTTTTACTGAATGAAATAGACAGTAAATTAAATAAGTTATTAAATAATAAAGTAGTATTATTTACAGGTAGCACAAATGGTGCAATTACTTTAGAAAAAAGTGTTGAAAAGTTTAAATATATTGAAATTTTTTATGCTGATAATGATGAAACATATTCCAGTGTAAAAGTATTTGATCCAAATAATAAATATGTGGATTTAACTACTCTTGCAAGATGGGGTAGTACTTTTTATATTAAGCAAAAAAGAATTTTAATATTAGGTAAAAAAATAACAAATGGTAACACAACAGAAGCACAGTTTACAGCCACACCTAAAATCACGATAAATACTACTGCTAATAATATAAATATAACTAAGATAATTGGATATATAGAATAGTTAAATAGTCGTTATTATGGCGACTAAATTAATTTATAAATTAGATAATGAAAGAATTACATCAGATTCAATTGTACATCAATGTGAAGATGGCTCTTATAAAAATTTAAAAGAATATTTAATACCAAGTACAATGTATGAAATGATTAAAGAGTATATTAAACCTGTTGTATTATATAATGATGCATCGGGAACTAATAGTACTATAACACTAAATGATAGTGCTACAAATTATGAATATATAGAAATTATATTTAGAAATAATGACAATTCGTACCAAAGTACCGGTAAGTTATATAATGCGAATGGGCATACCATTTATTTAATTAGCATTGGTGTTAATAGCAGTGGCAAGAGTTGGTTAAAGGCAACGGAAGTGACACTGAATGGCAATAAAATTACATTTAGCAATAATTATAGTGAAATTGCTTTAACAAACGGTAGTTCAGTATCAATTGAACACAGAAATTCAAATTACATTACAAAAGTTATTGGCTATAAATAGCGAGTTCAAGCAAGAAAGGAGGATGAAATGAGTGAAGATTACATAAAAGAAAAATTCCATCATTGTGAAGAAAAGCTTAATGAACATGAAGGTAGAATAGATAAATTAGAAGACACTTATGCTACACTCCAAAATCTAAATTACCGAATGGAAAAAGTAGAAAATGGTGTTGAATCTATAAATAAAAAAATTGATGAAAATTCAAATGAAAAGGGTAAAAAATGGGATAAGCTCATAGATTATCTTTTTTATTTTATCATTGCAAGTATTCTCGGATACTTAGCGATAAAATTGGGAATTAAATAATAGGAGGAAAAATGGAATTAGAAATAATAAAACAAATATTAATAGTGAGCATTGCTGCATCAATAATTAGTACTGCTACTATTCAAAAAATTAAAGAGCAATTAAAGAGTAAGAAATGGCTCTTTTTTGCAAGTTTAATATCAAGTATAGTTATTGGTATTACATTTGCATTATCGTTCACAGAACTATCTCTAATCAATTCGGTTTGGGTAGGGTTAATAACATGGATAGGCGCAGATGCAATTTATAAGTCTTTTGAGGATAAAATCTTTAAAAAATTTAGTGATATTGAACAAATTATAGAAATAAAAAGAGATGATCTTGATGATTAACTTCACAATTAGAAAATCTAAACCAGGAGCAGGTAATAAACATTATATTAGAACTGCAAATGGTGGCTATAGTAATTGCATTAGAGGTAATCCTACTGATAAGAATTGTAATGTATTATCCAATTGCGTTGGATATGCAATAGGACGATCAAGTGAAATATATTCTGAAATAACTGGTTATAAAGGAAATTACTTTAACTTTTTACAAGGCGATGCAGAAAACTTTTATTCAAAGGCAAAAAAGAAAGGACTAACATTAACAAGTTATCCTGTCGCTGGAGGAATAATGGTATGGTCTAAAGGAAAAGTTGGCGTAAACAAAGATGGTGCTGGACATGTGGCAGTAGTTGAAATTGATTATGGAAAAGATGCAACAAAAGTATATACTTCCGAATCAGCATACAAAGGCTCAGCATTCTTTAATAAAACTCGTGAAAAAGGAAGCGGAAACTGGGGGATGAGTAGTTCTTATAAATATTTAGGATGCATTAATAATCCAGCAGTAAAGAATATATCAGTTACAGAGTCAGTAAATAGAGACGAATTAAAAAATCAATTTAAAGTTATAGCCACAGAACTAAGAGTAAGAGTAGATCATAATACTACTTCAACAATTGTGGGAATAGTTAAGACAAATGCAATATATAACTATTTAGATACATATAAAGATAGTAAATATACTTGGTATAAGATTGCTGCTGAACAATGGGTGGCTGATAATGGTAAATATTTAGAAATTTATTTAAAAAAGGAAGAGTCAAAAATGGAGAACGATGGAGCTGAAAAAATTCTAGAATTAGAAAAAAATATTTCAGATTTAAATAATAAAATTGTAGATAAAGATGCCAAAATAACTCATTTAGAAAAATTACTCAATGAGCAAGAAAAACAAACATGCGATTTTATGGATGAAGTAAAAAAATTAAAAGAAGAATTGGAAAATAATACTTGCAAGCATAAATTACTCTACACTGCGCAAATTGATGCAAAATATTGGATTAGATTACGCAAAGGTGAAGCATTATATATTGAATATAGCAAATAACTAATCTATAATATAAGTATGATTAGTAAAGAAAGAAAAATAGAAATAATAAAAAATAAAATTAAATTTTGTGATGAAAAGAAGAAACATAAAAAGATAAAAGAATACTTAAAAAGAGAACTGGATAAGTTAGTTAATAACTAGCACCTAGTTCTCTTTTTTTATTTATATTAAATATAATTAATTTTAAATATATTCACAAATTCAAGTTCAGGATAATTACACATAAATAATAATTGTCCCTTTCTATGCAAAGAAGTAATCATATTAGCATCATTATGACACTTTTTGTGACACTTTTCGCAAACTGGTATAAATAATCCATATTTAATAGAATTACTTCTATTTCGTCCACAAAAGACTTCATGAAGATGTTCTTTTTTGCAGCCACACAAATAACATGCTTTTAGATTATCTGTAAATAATGATTCAGTTCTGCTCTTATCCAGTTTAGATTGTCTAGCGGTTCTATTATTAATTAATTTATATTGCTTGTATTCTTTACTATAACATTCTCTGTAACAATCAAATGATACTTCTTTTTTCAATAAAGCACAATAACAATATTTTTTACTTTTTTTACTTCTAATTCTTAAATATTTGCAGTTCATTTTTTTCTACAAAAGTTACCGTAAAATTACCGCGGAATAGGTGGAAAATATGGAAAATTACCATACTTTTTGGAAAATAAATAATAAAAAAACCCTTAAAATAAGGGATTTCGTATCAAAATATGGTGAC